ACTCATCTCCCAATACCTCCCCGGGGCATCGCAATCCGGGTTTCCGGAGGTGATCCGGCATGGCTGCTGCCAGCGTCTGCAACTGCGGCCGGGTGATCGAGCAGCCGAAGGCGGGTCGGCGTCGGAAGTACTGCCTGATCTGCTCGCCGCAGGATGACGGGAAGTCGAAGGCCAAGCGCGCATTGGCCGCGGTCGGTGCGTTGCCTCCGGTGCAGCCTGTTGAGCCGCCCGCGCTGGTCGTGGCTACCCGTGCCGAGCTGGAGCAGGCGGGCCGCAGCGAGACGCCCGAGGGGATCGTCGTGCTGACCCTGGCGGCGCAGATCGCAGCTGGTGGCGGTACCGCGGCTGGGTTGGCGGCGCTGATCCGGGAGTTCCACGCGAGCAAGGCCCGGGCTCTGGCTGGCGCCGATGCTGACGCGGATGTGATCGACGGGATCTTCGGGGCCGAGTCGGGATGACTGCGCTCGCCGCCGAGGCTGAGCAGGTCCCGCCGGCGTTCGTGTACCGGCCGCCGCGGACCCGGACGATGGCCGGCCAGCTCGGGCAGCTGGCGGAGAAGCTGGGTCGGCCGTTGTTCGCCGAGCAGGTCACCGCGCTGGATGTGCTGACCGGTCTACTGGCGGATGGCCGGGCCGCGACGCGGATGGCCGCGATCATCTGCGGCCGGCAGAACATGAAGACCTGGGACATGCAGTTGATCGCGTTGGGTCGGCTGCTGATGCCGGGTGGGGACCGGTACGCGGTCTGGTCGGCGCATGAGGTGGCGACCAGCCAGGAGACGTTCCGGGACTTCCTTGAGCTGATCGAGGCCGAGGATCACGGCTGGCTGCGGAAGCGGATCCTGCGGACGAGTCAGGCGAACGGCAAGGAGGCGATCGAGTTCGTCGGGGGCCGGCGGTTGCGGTTCAGGGCTCGGCGCCGGACCGGGGGCCGTGGCTTGACGGGTGATGCGCTGTATCTCGATGAGGCGTTCGCGCTGGTGCCGGCGCACATGGGCGCGATGTTGCCGATCCTGTCGACGCGGCGGCGTGCTGCGGTGTTCGTTGGGTCGTCGGCGGGTCTGGCCGAGTCCGAGGTGCTTCGGGGGATCCGGGACAGGGGCCGGTCGGGTCGGCCGGGCTCGCCGGCGTACATCGAGTGGTGCGCCCCTGGGTCGTTGAAGGAGCCGGGCTGCGAGCGGGCCGACTGCGATCATGTGCTGGACACGCCGGGATGCTGCCTGGACCGGGACGAGTTCCGGATCCTGGCGAATCCGGCGATCCGCGCGGGTCGGATCGGCGCGGAGGCGCTGGCCAGCGAGCGGCAGGAGATGACTCCGGCCGAGTTCGCCCGGGAGCGCCTGGGTTGGTGGGACTCACCAGCGGGTCCGGACGTGCGGCCGATCAACACCGAGCGCTGGAAGTCGATGGCTGATGCCGGCTCGCGGCGGGCGCCTGATTCGCAGGTCGGGATGGGCATCGATGTGGCCCGGGACCGGTCTTCGGCTGCGATCGGGTGGTGCGGGCGCCGGGCGGACGGGCTGCTGCACTGGGAGGTTGTCCGCCACGCGCGGGGTACGTCCTGGGTGCCGGCGGCGGTGGCCGAGCTTGCGGGGAAGATGCCGCTCGCGCTGGTCCGGCCGAAGAAGGACGACGTGCGGCCGGCGATAGCTGGTGACGTGCTGGCGTTGAAGCCGCTGTTGCCGGCGTTGCGCGAGCTGGGGATCGACCCGCTGCTGATGACCGGCTCGGATATCGCGGCGGCGTGCTCTGGGGTCGTCGGGGATGTCGATGAGCGGCGGGCCCGGCATCTGGGTCAGGACCAGTTGGATCGGGCGGCGGCGGCGGCAGTGGCCCGCAATGTGGGTGATGGCGGGATGGCGTTCGGGAAGCGGGTCAGCGACGACGCCGACATCACCCCCCTGTATGGGGTCACGACGGCACGGTGGGTGTTCCTGCAGGCGCTCCGTCCGTATGACCTGACCGGTTCGTTCGGCTGAGAGGGGGCGCGCTGGTGGGCTGGCTCGACTCCCTGGCCTCAAGGATTGGGTTCGCTCGGCGGGACCTGTCCGCGGCGCAGCTGATCCTGCAGGACCGGTACGGCACGGGCAGCGCGGGCGGTGTGACTGTCACGCAGGACACGGCACTGCGGCATTCGGGCGTGTGGGCGGCGTTGCGGCTGCGGGCGAACCTGGTCAGCTCCCTCCCGGTGGACGTGTTCCGGCGTGTCGGCGGGGTGCAGGTGGAGACGCCGAAGCCGCCGCTGCTGGTCGAGCCGGGCGGGCCTGACTGGTTGTGGCCGGAGTGGATGTGGGCTACGCAGTTCGATCTGGACCGGTACGGGAACACGTTCGGGATCGTCGTCGAGCGTGACGGGCTGGGGATGCCGCGTCGGGTCGAGCTGGTCCCGGCCGGGATGGTCACAGTCCGGGGGAACGGCCCGACGATCACGAAGTACCGGGTGGGGCCGGAGGAGTACGACCCGCCCGAGGTGTGGCATGAGCGGCAGTACCGGGTGGCGGGGTCGCCGATCGGGTTGTGCCCGGTGGCGTACGCGGCCTGGTCGATCGGCGGCTACCTGTCGGCGCAGAAGTTCACGCTGGATTTCTTCGGGTCCGGGGCGATGCCGGCCGGGGTGCTGCGGAACACGCAGGTGCAGGTCCCGGGTCAGGATCAGATCACCGAGGCGAAGGCGAAGTTCAAGGCGGCCACAGCCAACCGGGACATCTTCGTCACTGGCCGGGACTGGGAGTGGACGGCTTCGGCGGCACCGGAGGCAGCGAATGCGTTCATCGAAGCGCAGCAGTGGGGGACCGTCGAGGTGGCCCGCTACTTCGATGTCCCGGCTGATCTGATCGACGCAGCGGTGTCGGGGCAGTCGGTGACGTACGCGAACATCACTCAGCGGAACGTGCAGTTGCTGGTGATGAGCCTGGGCCCGGCGATCGGGCGGCGCGAGGCGGCGTTGACCCGTGCGCTGCCGCAGCCGCGGTACGTGAAGCTGAACTCTGATGCGCTGCTGCGGATGGATCCGCAGACCCGCGACCAGGTGCTGATCGCGAAGGTCGCGGGCCGGTTGTTGGCGCCTTCGGAGGCGCGGGAGCTGGACAACCGGCAGCCGTTCACGCCGGAGCAAGAGGCGGAGTTCGCCAGGTTGTTCCCGGCGAAGTATCCGGCACCGAGCAAGCAGTTGGATCAGCCTTGGGAGGTCCCGGCGTGAGCATCCTGGAAGAGCTGGAGCGGGCAGCCGTCGAGCGCGGCGGGCAGGTGTCGCAGCGGTCGCACCGGCCCCGGCAGCGCCGCTGCGCCGAGCACCCCCAGGCGCGGGCCGCGGCACTGGCGCCGCTGCGGAGCATGGAACTGCGGGACTCGGCGTCCGGCACCGGCCTGCTGCACTTCACGGGCGACGCGTCGGTGTACGAGCGCGGCTACGAGATGTGGGACATGTGGGGGCCGTACACGGAGATCGTGTCGGCCGGTGCGGCGGAGGACCTGACCCGCTCGGACCTGGATGTCCCGCTGGTGTTGGCGCATGACTCGCTGCGGCGGATCGCGCGGACGACGACCGGGACCCTGGCCCTGTCTCAGGACGATGAGGCGTTGCGGGTCGACGCTCCGGAGCTCGACCCGGAAGACGCTGACGTCCGGTACATCGCGCCGAAGCTCCGCAGTGGGCTGGTCGATGAGATGTCGTTCAAGTTCGAGATCACGTCGGGTCAGTGGTCCCCGGACTACATGGAGTACCGGATCAACTCGTTCCGGCTGCACCGTGGTGATGTCGCGATCGTCGGCTACGGCGCGAACCCGGCGACGTCCGGCGCGCTGCGCAGCCAGCTGACGCCCACGGTGCCGGGGCTGTCGCGGATGCGGACCCTGCTTGATCTGGAGCTGGCCCGCAGGTAGCACTACCCACCGTCAACCCGCCCGGCCGACCGGTCGTGCGGGTCATGGCCACACCCCACGTCTCGCCGATCGTCGCCACGCCACGGCCTGAGCGACCGGCCAGCACCTGCAGGACGGGCCGCCAACCAACCCGAAACGACCAGAGGAGCAACCAGCCATGACGCTGGAGCAGTTGCTTGCTCAGGCCCGGGAGCGGCTTCAGGCACGCCTGGCCACCCGGCAGGAGCAGACCGAGGCGCTCACCCAGCTGCGCGCCGCCATCGACACCGACACCCCCCCGGCTGACGACGACGTGCAGGCTGCGATCGCGGCCCGCGCGGCGACCGACGCGGAGATCGACCAGCTCGAGGCGCGGGTGCGTGACCTGCAGGCCGAGGTTGAGCGTGAGCAGGCCATCTCCCGGCTGCAGGCCGAGGTCGGGTCTGTGACTCGCCGCGTGCCGTACGGCGACGGCCACCAGGGCACCGAAAAGCGGACGTACAGCCCGGACAATCCCCGTGAGGGCATCAGCTTCATCGGTGACGTCCTCGGCCGCCTCGACGGCGACCTCGACGCGATGCAGCGGATCCAGCGGCACACGCAGGAGGAGCGCATCGAGCGCGGGAACCTCCTGCAGCGTGACGTCGGCACCGGCGCGTTCGCCGGCCTGACCGTCCCGCAGTACCTGACGGACCTGGTGGCCCCGGCGGTCGCTGCCGGCCGGCCGTTGGCCGACAACTGCCGAAAGCTGCCGCTTCCGCCGGACGGCATGACGGTGAACATCTCCCGGGTGACCACGGCCACGGCCGCGGCGGTGCAGGCGACGGAGAATGCGGCCGTCCAGGAGACCGACATCGACGACACGCTGCTGACGGTGAACGTCCGCACGATCTCCGGGCAGCAGGACATGTCCCGGCAGTCGATCGAGCGGTCGGTGGGTAGCGAGCAGGTTGTGGTCGAGGACCTGGCCCGCCGGTACCACACCCGGCTGGACAGCGGGATCATCAACGATGACGGAACGTCGGGCACTCACCTGTCGATCCGGTCGACGACCTCGATCGTTGCTGTGACCTACACCGATGCGACGCCGACGCCTTCGGAGGCGTGGGGTCCGCTGTGGGATCTGCAGCAGCAGATCGAGGCTGGCGTATTCCGGTCGATGACCCACTTTGTGATGCACCCGCGCCGGTGGGCGTTCTTCGCCAGTGCGATCGGCACGAACCAGGCCATGTTCGGGTTCTCCGGTGCTGCTGCGCTTCAGCTGGGCGGGGTGGATTCCACCCAGTACGGCGCCGGTGTCCGCGGCTTCTTGGCCGGGATGCCGGTGATCGTGGATGCGAACCTGCCGACGAACGTGTCGAGCACCCAGGATGTGATCCTCGGTGTGACGGTCGATGAGCTGTTCCTGTGGGAGCAGCCGGGCAGCCCGCTGCTGATCCGCGCCGAGCAGACCGGCGCCGGGAACCTGTCGGTGAAGCTCGTGGTCTACGGCTACTCGGCGTTCACCGCAGGCCGGTACCCGGGTGCCCACGGCACCATCTCCGGTTCTGGCCTGACCACGCCGACGTTCGGCATCGCAGCCAGCTGACCCTGACCACCCGCCGGCCCCGGCCGCCCGTCTCGACCCTGGGCGGCCCGGCCGGCGGGTGCACCCGCATACCCCCCCGAGGAGGGCTTCATGACCAAGCAGAACGGCCCCTGGTATGACGAGGAGTACCTGCGCCAGGGGTCCCCTACGAACGCCACCTACGCGGAGTCGATCCCGCGGTACGTGGCGGGCGGTGACATGGCGATCGCGGCCACCGGTGTCGAGCTGGCGATCGCGGTTCCGCTGCAGTACGGCGACGTGGTCACGAACATCGCGTTCGTGGTGGGTGGTACAGCGGCCGGTACACCGACGGCCGGGTATGTGTGCCTGCGGACCCCGGCGGGTGCGCTTCTGGCGCAGTCGGCCGACCTTGGTTCGACGGCGCGGGCCGCGAACACGGCGTACTCGATCGCGTTGGCGACGCCGCAGCTGATCTCGACGCCGGGGATGTACCTGGTGGGGATCAGCTTCACGGCGACGACGGTCCCGACGCTGCGGGGTGTGACCCTCGGCAACGCGGTCGTGTCCGGGAACATCGCGAGCCTGGGTGGCGTGGTGCTGGTGAAGTCGCACGGGTCGGCGGTCGGTGCGGTCGCGCCGGCGACGGTGGCGACTCCGACGACGACGGCCTCGCTGCCGTACGTGGTGCTGACGTGAGCGCGGAGCGGGAGGCGGCTGCTGCTGCGGATGTGGCCCGGCGGGCTGCGCATGTGGCTGCGTTGCGGCGTGAGCGGGCGGCGATGGATCTGCATGGGAAGGCTGACAGGGTCGAGGCGATCGACGCTGCGTTGTCCGAGCTCGGCGAGCGGGATGTTCCGGCGCCGGAGCAGGCGGCACCGAAGCGGCGTCGGACGGCGACCGCTGATGACCAGGTCGCCGAATGAGCGTGCCGGCGCCTGATGAGTGGACGGGTTGGCGGGTCTTGGACCCGGAGGGGAATGTGGTCGCGTCGGATCCGAGGCCGATCGTGATGGAAGCGACCAGCGACCTGGCGGAAGCTATCGAGGCTGCCGCGACTGAGGATGGGGAGTCTGATGGCGGCGATTGATCAGGCGATGGCGAGCAAGATGCTCAACGCCACGACCCCGGTGGGTGCGGCTGGTGTGCCGGGTACGTGGACGGCGTTGGGTGCGGGCGCGATGAAGATCCGTCTTGCGTCGACTGCGTCCTCGGCGAGCGCGGCGGGTACGGAGTTGACCGGGACCGGGTACACGGCGGGCGGGCAGGCTCTCAGCACGCAGTCGACGGCCAGCTCGGCGGGCAGCAATGTGACCTTGCCTGCGACGACGGCGCTCTCGTGGACGAACTCCTCTGGTGGCACGTGGTCGATCGTGTCGCCTGACCTGATGGACAGCGCTGGTCTGAGGACCTGGTTCGGGTCCTTCAACGGCCAGCCGATCAGCATCGCCAATGGGAACACGTTCCAGATCGGCGTCAACGCCATCGTCATCGGGCTGTCCTGATGAGGCAGTACTGGGTGGCGCCGCTGCCGCCGTTCCACGTCGCGGACGGCACCGCGCTGGCCAACAGCACGACGCTGACGGACATCAGCTCTGTCCCGCCGATCGTGATCCCGGCGAACATGCTGGAGATCGGCAGCGAGATCGAGATCACGGCGTTCGGGCAGTTCTCGACCACGGGCACGCCGACGCTTCTGCTCGGGGCCTACTACGGGCTGGTGGCTGGGGTTGCTCTGGCGGCGACTGCTGCGACGACGACCGGTTCGGCGGCGGCTGCATGGCCGTGGATGCTGACCTACCGCGGTGTGGTGCGTGCGGTGGGCACGTCCGGGTCGATCAACGGTCAGGGCCGGGTCAACCTGGGCACGTCGCTGACGGCGTCGAGCACGGTGCACATGCCGGCGACGGCGGCGGCGCGGACGGTCACCATCGACACGACCGCAGCGAAGGCCATCTCGATCGGGGCGCAGTGGGGGACGGCGAACGCGTCGAACACGATCACCTGTAACGACATCTCGGTCAAGCTGATCACCTGACCCCGGCGGCTGACGCGGTCGTAGGGAGGGTTGCCGGGTGGCACTGTGGAGCGCGTACGCGTTCGATGAGGGGACCGGAACCACCGCAGCTGACGCGTCCGGTAACGGCCGGAACGCGACGATCGGCTCGACGAACTGGACCGCGTCCGGGCACACCGGCGCGGCGGCGCTGAGCAGCAGTAACCGGGCCATCGCGTCGTTGCCGATCACGAGCTTCACGGCCTGGACGATGATGTTCTGGGTCAAGTTCACGAACCTGTCCGCGGCGTTCCAGTCGATGGCCGAGTTCAATTCATCGACGGACTTCCTGGAGATCAACTCCAGCGGGATCGTTGACCTGTTCATCGCCAACGGACCCATCTCCGTGACCGCGCCGTCGGCGTTGTCGGCGGGTACGTGGGTGCACGTCGCGGCGCGTGGGAACTCGACCAGCACTGATCTGGTCATCAACGGCAGCCAGGTCGCGACCGCTGGCGGGCAGACCAGCACTGGGTGGACGTCGGCGGAGTTCTGCGGGTCGACGTCGCAGCCGGGGTCGATGGCCTGCGATGACCTGCGGGTGTATGACCAGCGGTTGGATGACGCGACCATCACCAACCTGATGGGGACACCCGTCGGCGGGGCGGACTCAGGTCCGGCGGCTGGGCCGGTGAAGTGGCCGCCGGGGTCTCGCGGGCGTGGCCCGGGGCGCTTCACGCCGTGGGCTGGTACCGGGTCGGACCTGACGGCCACGATCCAGGGCTCGGCGACCCTGTCCGGCGCCGGGACTCTGACCGCGGCCGCGACGACAGCGGCCGGTGCCACCTTGGCCGGCGCCGGCACGGCGAGCGCGACGGCGACAACGGTCACCGGCGCGGCTGTGGCCGGCGTGGGGACGCTGGTCCCGGTCCCTGCGACTGTCCGGACCGGCGGCACCCTGGCGGGCGCCGGGACGCTCACAGCGGCCGCCACGACTGGTGCCGGTGCGTCCCTCGCCGGTGCCGGGACGCTGACCGGGACGGCGACGACCAGGACCGGCGCGACACTCACCGGGGCCGGGACCGTGACGGCTGCAGCTACCCATGCAACGGGCTCGGCCGTCACCGGAGCAGGCACCGTGTCGGCGCTGGCCACCACGGTGGCGGGGGCAACCATCACCGGAGCTGGCACGCTGACCGCGACCGGGACGAACTCGGGCTCGGCCAGTGCCACCCTGACCGGCGCTGGCACGATGACGGCGACCGCAACGGTGATCGTCGGCGCGACCTTGACCGGAGCGGGCACGGTCACCGCGCTGGCCACGACCCGAACCGGCGCCGCGCTCGCGGCCGCAGGCACCGTGACGGCGGCGGCCACAACGAGTGCCGGGGCTTCTCTGGCTGGTGCGGGCACCGTCACGGCATCAGCCACCGGGACGGCGACCGGGCTGCAACCCGGACCGGCCCCGCACGCCGAACCGGGAACCAGACGATCCGCAGCAGCCGGCCCCGGCCGCACAGTCGGCGTCACCATCCGGCCAGGCACTAAGAGCACACCGACGATCGAAGGGGGTCCGTGATGCCGATCGACCTGCTCGACTCGGTCACCCGCTCGATCAGCCTGACCAGCGCCGCCGGTATCAGCGTCGACGCCGACGCCACACCGACCTACGCGATCACCCTGCCCGACGGGACCGCCGGGATAGCGCCGGCCGTGCAGCACGGTGTGACCGGCGAGTACTACGTCGTCTACCCGACCACCGTGTCCGGTCTTCACAGGGAACTGTGGACGGCCGTCGTCGCCGGCGTCATGGTCGTCATCCGCCGCGAGCTGACCGTCGAGCAGGCGGGGACCGCGTTCGTTGATGTTGACGAGGCGATCGCGCATCTGCGCGGTGCCGGGATCATCGTGTCCGCGAGCGACCTTGAGCAGCTGCGGTGGCTGTGCCAGGTGTCGTGTGAGGCGGTCGAGGGTGACCTGGGCCGGACCATCTCCCGGCGGGCGGTGACCGACGTCTCGGACGGTGGCCGGACCGCGGTGATCCTCCGCTCGACACCTGTGATCAGCGTGACGACGGTGACCGAGTCCGGGACCACCCTCACGGCGGACCAATACACCGCGGACCTGTCATCGGGGATCGTCTACCGGGGCGGGCAGCAGTCGGTGCAGTGCTGGGCGTGGGGCCGGCAGAACGTCTCTGTGGCCTATGTCGCCGGGTACCTCAACCCGCCGAAGGTCGCCCGGAAGGTCGCGTTGAACGGGGTGCAGCGGATGTGGCAGCACTCCCAGCAGGAGGCCCACCCGGCGCTCGACGCTGACTTCGCTGTCGCGGTGGCGGTGGGGAATCTGACGCCGCTGGAGATGGCCGCCTACCGGGCGCTGGCCGGGGTGGGGATCGGCTGATGTCCACGGTCCCGGCCGTGAAGGCCGCGTTGGTGGCGCTGTTCGCGGGGAACTTGCCCGGCGCCCAGGTGCTGTACGGGCCCCGCGGTCCGCTGGTCGGCCCGAGCATCGTCGAGGTCGGCGACGTGTCCGGAACCGTGGAGCAGGCGTCGCTGAACGCGGCGCGGGTTACCGAGCGGTACGTCGTCGAGGTGATCGTGTCGTGCACGATCGACGGCCCGGACGTGCAGCAGGACGCGACGGAGGCGGCGCTGGCCTTGTACGGGTCGGCTGAGGTGCTGGTCCGCTCGACCGACCTGGGCGTGCCGGGTGTGGTAGCGCATTCGACTGGTGAGTTCGAGTTGGCCGAGACGGCGATGGCTGCGGGCAGGAACGCGGCGATCCGATGGGGTGTCGCCGTGCACGCGAACAGCAACTGAGGAGAACTGATGGCGCTTGGCGCAATGCAGCAGATCGTGGCGGCCGGGCTGACGCCGGTCTACGCGGTCCCGCTCGCGACCGAACAGATCGTCCCCAACGAC